AAGTTAAAAGGCACCTATGTAGCAACTATAGATAATTATCATGCAGATATAAATACTATAGACTACAGCACAAGCGAAACACCTGCAGAACACAAGTCTCATAATCTACTTGAGTTAGAGAATGGACAGTTTGGTTTGTATCCTAATAATAGAATGAGAATATACGATAACAGTTTAACACCAGACAAGCCCTTGATGCCTGACTTCAAAGTGAGTACAATGGAATATCAAGTAGAAAATAATCCTAGTTTGAGCAGATATGGTGATAGCGATGATTATTTTTACAAAAGTAAGGATGAAAAGTAATGGCATATACTAGTGGAAAACATGCATTTGGTATCTGTGACAGAACAGGATTTAGATATGACATAAAAGACCTTGTATTTGAGGTCGAGAACGGCGTTAGAACGGGTCTAAGGGTAGGTTATGATGTTGTTGATAGAGATCACCCACAAAACTTCTTAGGTAGGCTTAAAATAGATGATACGCAGAGTTTGTTAGATGCAAGACCAGATAGATTAGAGCCTGCTACAGAGCGTCTTTTATTGGTTGATCCATTCACAACAGCTGCAGCAGATAGTGGCAGTACAGTAATTACAGTTGTAGAAAAGAGTCATGGAAGAGCTACATCAGACAGAGTTAGATTCAGAAACTGTGTAGGATTTGATGGAATTACTAAAGCTAACTTTGAATTAGCTGTAGGATATGTTATAACTAAAACAACAGATGATGCATATACAATAAGTATTTCTGCATCTTCTACAACAGGTTCTGTTACTGGAGGAGGTGTATTTGTTACAGTTGGTCCAGTTTCTTTGGAGGCTTAAATGAGCTTTACGTTTGCACAATTAAAGACAGCAATACAAGATTACACTGATAATTCAGAATCATCATTTGTTTCTCATCTTTCTGATTTTATAAAAGCATCAGAAGAAAGAATATTTAAAAGTGTTGATCTAGAAATATTTAGAAAAAATGTTACCTCTGCTTTTACCTCTAGTGATAAGTTTTTAACAATTCCTGCTGATTATTTATCTACATTTTCTATGCAAATCACAACTGCAGGTAGCGAAGCTTTCCTTTTACAAAAAGATGTAAACTTTTTACAAGAAGCCTATAGTGGCTCTACATCTACAGCAACTCCAAGATATTATGCTCAATTTGACGAAGATAATTTTATAGTTGCCCCTACCCCAAACTCAAATTACGCAATAGAATTACACTACTATTATAGACCAACTAGCTTAACAGCAGGTGCAGATAGTGCTACAACATGGTTAAGTGACAATGCACCATTTGCATTATTGTTTGGTGCATTAGTAGATGCGTACATTTTTATGAAAGGTGAGCCTGACCTAATACAGCAATACGAAAAAAGATTTATAGATCAATTAACAAGACTTAAAGATTATGGAGAAGCAAGAGAAAATACTGACGCTTATTCTGAAGGTCTACCAAAAGCACAAAGAACATAGGAGCTTAAAATGGCAACAGCAAATGCAGCAACCACCTTTTTAGAAAACAAACTATTAGGTCATATATTTAAAAACGTAGAGTTTGCCAGACCCGGTGATGGCATTTATGTAGGGCTTGCAACAGCAGTATCTAATTTTGGTGATACTACGGGTGAGACAGATGCACCTACAATAACAGAGGCAACATTTGGTAACTATGGAAGAATACAAGTTCAAGCATCTAAATGGGACTTAACTTCTGACACTACTGAAACACAAACAATTAAGAATAATGAGAATATTGAGTTTTCAGCCTCTAACAATAGTACAAGTAATGTAATATCTCATGTGTTTGTAGCAACACATCAAACTAATAGTTTAGTGACAGAGGGGTCTAGTGGTAATGTTCTTTTTATAGGAGCTTTAGATGCTACTAAAACAATATCTGAAGGGGATATATTTAGAATTAATACCAACAATCTTACAATAGAGTTGAAGTAATGTCTTTTGTAGTAAATGACAGAGTAAAAGAAACTAGTGATACAACTGGTACTGGAACACTTGATTTAGAGGGTTCAATCACTGGTTTTGAGACATTTGTTGCGGGTATTGGAACGGGCAATACTACATATTATGCTATAGCTTTAGCGGGTACGGCAGAATTTGAAGTTGGCATAGGGACTGTAACCGATGCAAGTACAGACACTTTATCTAGAGATACTATATTATCATCTTCTAATTCAGATAGTGCCGTTAATTTTAGTTCTGGTACAAAGACTGTTTTTTGTACATTGCCTGCTTCAAAGGCAGTTATTTTAAATGATGTTGGTGCATCAACTTTAGATTTAAGTTCTGCTAATATACATGCAGGTCGTTATGGTAGTTCTTCTTCACCTATAAATATAAATGTTACAGTTGCAGCTAAATCAGCACATCCATATCAAGGTGATGGAAGTAGTAGTGCATATTATTTAAATGGAATTGAATCACCAGCCCTAACATTACATGGTACTGATGGTGCAACATCTAATTCAGAATATCATTATAGATTTACTCTTAGTTCAAGTGATATGTCTAGTCATCCATTTAGACTCTATTTAGACGCCGCTAAAACTACAGCTTTTACAACAGGAGTTACAACAACTAGTACATATTTGCAAATAGCCGTAGATGAAGATACTCCAAGCATACTTTATTATCAGTGTTCAAGCCATAGTTACATGGGTAATTATGCCATTGTTACTGGTTCTAATGTTGTAAATCACAACAAAGCGTTGGTTAGTTTTCCCACAGCAACAACTACCCTTGTAGGAACAAATACAACAGACACCTTAACAAACAAAACCATTGATGCTTCTCAGTTATCCGGCACTGTAGCTAACGCTAGATTAGATGCACAATTACAAGATGTTGCTGGATTGTCTGTAACAGATAGTGGCTTTATTGTAGGTGACGGATCAAACTTTGTTTTAGAAACTGGTGCAACAGTCAGAACATCTTTAGGATTGGGCACAGCCGCAGTTACAGCAACTGGTATATCTAATGGTAATGTGCCAGTATTTACAACTGATGTGGCAGACGATGACTTTTTAAGAGTTGATGGCACAACAATAGAAGGCAGAAGTGCCGCTCAAGTTCTTGCTGATATTGGTGGTCAAGCCAGTTTAACATTTGGTATATCTAATACAAATGCAGTTAAGGTAGACAGTGCAGATGTAGCCAATGATGAGTATGCTAGATTTACTGCAAATGGATTAGAAGGTAGAAGTAATAGTGAAGTATTAAGTGATATAGGTGCCACAAGTGCTACAGATGCAGCAAACGAGGCAACAGCATTAGCAATAGCGTTAGGATAATAACATGGCAAATACATTTAAAGTAGTTACAGCAACAGGGATAACAACTGAAGACCAAATATATGTTGCAGGTGGTTCGATTGTTGCAACAATAGTTTTAGGAATTATGGTTGCTAACACAACAACAAGTCAAGTTACTGTATCAGTAAAACTTGTATCAGATACAGCCAGTAGAACACATAGTGGAACTAATAGTGGTGCTAATAATACAGTTCATTTAATTAAAAATGCACCAGTGCCTGTTGGTTCATCTCTTGAACTATTAGCTGGAAATAAAGTTGTATTAGAAGACACTGACGAACTTACATTTGCCGCATCAGGAGCGTCTGATATAACTATATCAATAATGGAGATAACCTAATGCCTTTTATAGGGAATGACGTACCTGCTAACTTTCAATCTCTACCATCTGTTGTAAGATTCAATGGTACAGGTGCAGAAGACCAATTTAATTTAGGTAGAACAATAGCCAATGTACAATCTATAATTGTATCAGTAGATGGTGTTGTACAAGACAGTTCTAAGTACACTGTACCTGATGGCACAAATCTTACTTTTGGTACAAATGAAATCCCCCCTGCAGGAACAGGTAATGTTTTCGTATACTTTCTTGGATTAGCAGCAGGAAATGTAACACCTGCACCTGAGAACAAAGGTAACTTTAAGAATGGTGGTATGTTTAGAACTAATGCACAAGCCTTAGATACAAACATAACAATACTAGCCACAGAAAATGCAAATGTCACAGGAGACCTTACAGTTAACAGTGGTGTTACATTGACTGTAAATAGTGGTGGAAGGTTGGCAGTATTATGAGTAGCTTAAAAGTAGATGCAATAACTGATACAAGTGGTAATAAATCTCCACATATAAAAGGCAATGTGATGCAGGTTGTAAGCACAGTAAAAACTGATGCATTTTCTTCTGCTTCTACATCTTTTACTGATGTTACTGGTTTATCTGTTGCTATAACACCAAGTAGTTCATCAAATAAAATATTAGTATCTGTTCATTTTATTGCAGGAGCAACAGGGGCAAACAGCCCACGTTTTAACTTAGTTAGAGATTCAACAAATATAGCACAACCTTCTGGTTCTACTCCTTCAAGTTTGCATTTAAATACTGGGGGTAGTAATGATGGTCGTATGGGTTCTATTGTTTTTCTTGATTCGCCATCAACTACTTCTGAAATTACTTATAAACTTCAAGGTTTAACTGATGGAAACTCTTTTGTAGTAAATCGTAGAGGTGACGATGCAAACAAGACATCTATTTCTACAATCACAGTAATGGAGATTGCAGGGTGACAGATATAGCAAATTCAATATTAGCAATTAATTCAGATGCACAATTTTCTGTTAATGCAGAAGATGTAAAACAAATTACATGGCACAATGGCACAACACCCATAGCCGAAGCAGATATACTTGCAAAACAAAAAGAATTACAAACTGCATATGATAATGCAAAGTATCAAAGAGACAGAGCAGAAGCATACCCATCCATAGGTGAACAATTAGATTTGATATATCATGCAGGTCAAGGTGGAGATGCGTTCCAAGCAGCTATTAAAGCTGTTAAAGACAAGCATCCGAAAGGTTAGATATGAGTACATTATCAGTAGATACAATCACAGGCAAGTCTACCTCAACAAACTTAACTATTGGCTCAACACCTGTAGTTAGTGCAAGTGCAAACTCCTTGACTATTAGAGGTGAGGGTACGGCACATACAAGTATACAACAAGGGTTAGCGAAAGTTTTTTGTTCGTTTGATTCTCCAACTACTTCCAATGGTGAAACAATAGCAATGACAGACTCACTTAATATGACATCTGCAACTGATAATGGAACTGGTCAAGTCATGCTTGTTTTTGCAAATGATATGGCTAATGATGATTATGTTATAAGTATTCAAGGTGGTGAATCAAATGCTTTAGCAAGTGTTGATACTGGAACTAAAGCAGCAGGGCAAATAAGAATTGAGCAATTTAATACTGGCGAAGCTCTAAGAGACCATCAAGGTATGTCTGTAATTTTTGGAGATTTAGCATAATGGCAAACGGAACAATAGCATTTGATACATTATCAACAAGTGGACAGATAACAGGTACAGCTAAGTCTTTGGACACAGATTATGTTGTGAATGGCAGTGCAAAGGCTTGGGTACACGCTGTTGAGGATGCTGTAACTGGAGATGATTTGAACATAACAGACTCCACAGATAATGGAGATGGAGATTATACTTTTAATTTTACTTCAAATATGGGGAATACACTTTTTGCTGTAACTGCAACAACTAATGCAGATTCACATACTAATATGTATAACTGGGCAAGAACAACATCTTCCTATAATGTGGCAATTAGAGATGCATCTAATACTTTCCATAATAAAAATCATGGAAGTGTAGTACACGGAGACCTCGCATGACAATAGAAACACCAGAATTTCAAGGCACACATCTTTGGGATAGATTGTGTTGGGCAAAAGAAAAGCTAGAGCCTTACAGAACAGAATATTGTGTTGTATGGGAAGACCCTGAAGAGACTGATGCACCTGCAAAGATTACACATCCTGACCCTAATTGGATGGCTTGTGCATTACAAGGTGGCATACTTCCACCTGTAGAAGCCTATTGGGAACTCAAGAAGGATGAAGCCAAGCCTGACTTTGTAAAGCATACAAGAGGTTACTTGTTACATAACACTAAACCTATTGAAGCCATGACAGAAGAACAGGCAATAGAATATTTAATTATGAAAGACATACCGAGACATGTGTGGCAAGACTATGACAAAGCCAACAAACCTCGTATGCTCATTTGTACTAAGTCACAACTGCCTAGCACTAGAGTGTGGCGAAATGCTTGGAAGATTAATGAAGAACTAGCCACACATAAGAAAGAAGCTGCTTAAAGGAGAAACCAATGGCAACAACAAACATAGCAGATAAAGATGGTAATCTTATTAATGCAGCAGATGCAACTATACCATCAGACAGGCACTTCAGAGGTGCATGGACATTATCTGGCTCAACAATAACAGAAGACCTGACAGAAGCTAAAGTTATATTTAAGGATAAGATAAGGGAAGTAAGAAAGCCTTTGCTTGATGCTGAAGATGTAGTTTATATGAAAGCATTAGAAGCTGATGATGCAGATGCAAAGACTGCAAGTGTAGCAAAGAAGAAAGCATTAAGAGATGCTCCTGCTGCAAAAGCAATATCAGATGCAGACACTATAGCTAAACTTAAAGCTGCTTGGGATACAAGCACATTAGGTGATAGTCCATACGCATAGGAGTAAGAAATGGCATTAACAAAAGTAATAGGTGAAGGTGTAGGCACGTTAGATAGCTTAGATGTATCTGGAGTTACTTCTTCTACAGTGGGTCAGTCAATGATACCTGAGTTTATTTCTAATTTATTTTTAGCAAGTAATACTGCGACAAGTGCTTCTTTAACAAGTTGTTTTACCTCAACATATTCTGTTTACAGATTAATTGGAGTTTTAGGAGGTGATTTTAGTGACCAATCTGGTATATATTTTACATTATTAAGTGGAAACAGTGCTACCACTATTGACAGTAATTGGTATGGTGCTGGTACGCATGGAGATGACTCAGCTTCTGTAGGAACAGTGGAGATTAGTGCTAATAATGTTTTTATAATAAATCCCAGACAGGCTTCGACTGGTTTTAGTATAGTAGATATTCACTTATATATGCAACCAGCTGGAATAACTATTTCTGGAAACATGGCATTACACGATCAAGGTTCAGATAGAGGTTTTTATATTTTTAATGCTAAAAATTCAAGTAGTACAGTTCCAACTGGATTTAAAATAAGTAGTAGTGAAAGTGGGAACATGAGTGCTAGTAACTTATCTGTTTATGGAATGAGAATTAGACAAAATGCAACTAGCAAAATGACTGGGAGTTATTCATAATGAGTTATTCTGTAGACAATGATACAAAAATTGCAACATACAAGGACATTGAATATGGACCTAGTCAATCAACAAATGCACAAACTCAAGTAACAACATTGACTGCATTAACTGAAGATGAGTGTAAAGCACAAGTTACATTAGCAGCAGGAAAACCAGAAAGAGATTTAGAAAGACTTAGATTTAAAAGAGATAGTCTACTTAAACAATCTGATTGGATGGCTAATTCAGATGTAACAATGACAGATGCTTGGAAAACATACAGACAAGCACTTAGGGATATAACAAAAACATATAAAAGTTTAAAAGATGATGGATTTACGTTTCCAACGAAGCCAAGTTAAGGATAAAAAATGGCATACATAGGCAAATCTCCTTCACAGGGAGTCCGTAGTAGATTCCAATATCAAGCAACTGCAGGTCAGGATAGCTTCAGTAGCACTGATGCAAACGGATTGACACTTACCTACACAGATAGTTTGTACATGGATGTATATCAGAATGGTATATTACTTGTACCCGGAGATGACTACACAGCAACTACAGGTACAACTGTTGTATTAGTTCAATCTGCTAGTTTAAATGACATCATTGAGATGGTAGTCTATGATGTGTTTTCTGTACCAGATGCAGTTAGTCAGAGTGCAGGGGGTATTTTTAGTGGCAATGTTACTATGGGCGGCACTCTTCGTATTGTAGGAACAACAACTGCTCCATCTTCTCCATCAGCAGGTGATATATGGTTTAATAGTGCAACGTCTATTGTAAGTGGAATAGCACCTAATGCTATGGCTGTTTATAATGGAACATCTTGGAGTCAAATGAGTAATAAATTCTCAGGTACTGGTGGAACAGAAACAACATATACATCAGGCGGCATTAATTACAAAGTACATACATTTCTATCTTCATCTACATTTACTGTAAATAGTCTTGGTCCTTTTGATAGCCTTATTATTGCAGGTGGTGGAGGTGGAGGTGCTAGTGGTGGTTCTGGTTGGCAAGGTGGTCATGGCGGAGCAGGAGGATATCTTGCATTTTCTAACTCATCTTTAGGTTTATCACTTGGAAGCAACACAGTAACTGTAGGCGCTGGTGGTGCTTCTGCTAACAATGGAACAAATTCTGTACTTGGAAATCAAACAGCCATTGGTGGTGGTCATGGTGGACAAGGCGATTACCCCGGAGCAGGACAAGCAGGTGCTGCCGGTGGTTCAGGTGGTGGTGGTGGACAAGGTTACAATAGTCCGGGACCGGGAGCAGGTGGAGCAGGAACATCAGGACAAGGTTTTGCAGGTGCAGCAGCCACAAGCGCACCTTACGTTCCGGGAGGAGGAGGAGGCTCTGGTGGTACTCCGTCAACTGGTGGAGCAGGTGGTCCGGGAACATCAAATTCAATAAGAGCGGGTAGTGCAGTTACATATGCAGAAGGTGGTGGTTCTAGTAGCGGAGCAGGTGGAGATAATACTGGTACTGGTGGACAAAATCTTACAGCAGGTGGTTCTGGAATAGTAATCATTCGTTACGCAATATAGGAGACGATATGGCACATTATGCAAAAGTGGAAAATAGTATTGTCACTCAAGTTATAGTAGCAGAAGCAGAGTTCTTTGATACATTTGTAGATACATCTCCGGGTGAGTGGATTCAAACTTCATACAATACATTAGGTGGAGTTCATGCAAATGGTGAAACTCCTTTAAGAAAGAATTTTGCAGGAATAGGCTGCACTTACGATAAAGACAGAGATGCTTTTATTCCCTTTCAACCTTATCCATCTTGGAAATTAGTAGAAGACACTTGTCAATGGAACTCCCCTATTAAATGCCCTGATGATGGCAAAATGTATTATTGGGATGAAGATATATATCAAACAGATAATAGTAAAGGTTGGATAGCACATGACTAAAGCAGCAGAATTGGCAAAGATGGGTGAAGTCCTAACCAATAGTCAGATTGGTGGGCGAAGGAATATTCTTATCAATGGTGCAATGCAAGTGGCTCAGAGAAGCAGTTCAGCAGTTACAGGAATTGGTGCATCTGATGGCTATTTTACTTGTGATAGATGGAATTTTAATACTAATGGAAACTCGGCAGGGAGACTTACAATGTCTCAAGCATCTGATGGTCCTAGTGGATTTGCTAATTGTCTGAAACTTGAATGTACAACAGCAGATAATACGTCTATTGCAGTGGCAGAAAGATTTTTCATTGAACAAAAACTTGAAGGACAAGATGTACAACAACTAAAAAAGGGTACATCAGATGCTGAAAAAGTAACTATTTCTTTTTATGTAAAAGGACATGATTCTGCAACATATACTGTTGGTTTATACGAAGGAACTAGTGGTAGAAAGATTGCTGCTACTTTTCCAGTTACTACATCTTGGGTAAGACAAACTGTGACATTTGATGGTGATACATCAGGTGTTATACCAGATGATAATACTGCACAATTACATTTACGGTTTTATCTTCATGCAGGTACAAACTATACAAGTGGTACACTAGGCACATCTTGGAACGCAGATGGTAATACTACACAAATAAGTAGTGATGGAAATTCATTTTTTGAAAGTGATTCTGCAACATTCTTTATAACTGGAGTGCAGATGGAAGTAGGCTCACAAGCCACACCATTTGAGCATAGGTCATTTGGGGAAGAACTAGCTTTATGTCAGAGGTATTATTACCGAACACAAGCAGATAGTACATTTGACTTTTTTAGCAATGGAGTAGCAATTAGTTCAACTCTTGCTTATAATGGTTTGTCATTTCCTTGTAGAATGAGGTCAGCACCTACTTTAGAAACAAGTGGTGATTTAAGAAATTATCGTGACGGAGGTAAACCAATAACTGGTATAGCTATAAATCATACAAGTACTTACTTCTGTGTTCTGGAATGTACTTCTAGTGGTGGTGGGCTGACAGCAGGAGATGGAAATTTATTTGGTGCTAATAATGATGATGATGCATCAGTTAGTTTTAAAGCCGAATTATAGGAGAGATTATGATTATTGCTAACGCTAAATATAATAAAGACCAAGAGAATAGAATTTGTTCTATCAACTGTGTAATTGATGGTCAGGCAATGTCTGTACCATTAGACCCTGCCAACACAGAGTACATAGCAATTCAAGAATGGGTAGCTAAAGGCAACACAATAGCAGAGGCTGATTAATGTTTGGTCATGCCTCCATTGCTGAAGCTGCCTTTGCTGATGTAGGAGGTGGATTACAGTTTGGTGTAGTAGAGATGAACGCTCTTGCTACAAGCTCTAGTATAGGAGTTGGAACACTTGTAGGTACTGTTTCTTTAAATGGTAATTTTACACAAACTACTGAAGTAAATACTAAAGCAAGTGGTATAATAGATATCAGTTCCTTTTTTACACAGACCACTGA